AAACAATTATTTCATTTAAGCAGAAATGGGGGATTTGCTGATGAACAATATTCAGATTTTTAACAATCCTATTTTAGGGGATTTGAGAACGGTTATAGTAAACGGAAAAGAATACTTTTTTGGAGTAGATATAGCTTCGATGCTTATGTATAAAAGACCAAGAAAGGCGGTTTCGGATAATTGCAAGGGTGTCCTGGTCGAGGATAGCTTTAAAAATAATGGTGGATATGCAGAACCTCTTATTCCGGAAGGAGATATTTACCGATTGATTATTAAAGCTGGTCAACAGGGTAACAGTAAAGAAATAAAAGATAAAGCTGACAAATTGGAAAAATGGATATTTGATGAAGTTTTACCGAGCATCAGAAAGACTGGTACATACATGATGCCGCAAACCACGGACGGGAAGATTGCATTGCTTGCACAGGGGCACACGGAGCTTAAAGCAGAGGTCGACGAAATCAAGGCGGATTTGGAAAGCCTTAAGATGGACTTGCCGATACTTCCGGTGGAAGCCGACCGCATTACGGAAGCTGTCAGAAAGAAAGGCGTTTCAATCATGGGCGGCAAACAGTCAAGCGCATACAGCAACCGTGGATTGCGCCAAAAGGTTTACAACAATCTGTATGCCAATCTGAAATACAACTTTGGTGTTCGGTCTTACAAGAGCATCAAGCGTAACCAGTGCGACAAGGCAGTGGAAGTGATAAATGCCTATCAGACGCCGTATTTTTTGCAGGAACAGATTGACGATGCCAATATGCAGCAGAGGTTGGAATTTGATTGACAGATTTTGGCATATGGTATAGAATACAAAATAATTAAAAATCACGCAGGTAAGACCTAAAGAATTTAGGACGTCCTGCAAGCCTATGAGGAATAGGTACGGATTCGTGACCGCCAGAGATTGAAGAAATTCAGTCTTTGGTGGTCTTTTTGTTTGAAAATTCATCCGAATGGATTGAATATATAGCGTGTAACTCCTGTTAGGGTATGTTCCTAACGCACGTGAATTTAAAGGTTGAGCCTTGCGAAATGTAAGGCTCGGAAATTTAGGAGATAGAAAATATGGCATACAAAGCTCTTATGACTAAAGATGAAATTGGATTTGAAAACAATACGAACACGATAACAACACTTGAAATTGCAGAAATGATGGAAGTTCCGCACTATGAGATTTTAAAAAAATTGGAAGGGACAACAAATCCAGACGGAAGCACTAAACAGGCAGGAATTATACCAACATTAGGTAAAGGGAAAATTCCCGTTACCGATTATTTCATCAAATCAACGTATTTGACAGGGCAAAACAAGAAGATGCCGTGTTATGAAGTTACCAAGATTGGTTGTGATTTTCTTGCTAATAAGTTTACAGGAGAAAAAGGTATCCTATTCACAGCAAAATATGTAAAGCGTTTTAACGAAATGGAGAGGGGACAGGTCCCGAAAGATTTTCCATCGGCACTTCGGGCATATGCGGATGAAGTAGAGCGTAGGCAGATTGCAGAACAGGAGAATGAAAAGCTGCAGCAGGAACTTGACTATAGCAAAGACTGGTATTCTATTAAGCGTGTTGCAGCAATGAACGGTGTGGACTGGAAAACATTTAATTGGCGAAAACTCAAAGAAAAGAGCATTGAACTTGGATATGGCGTGAAAAAGATTTTTGATGCAAATTATGGAGAGGTAAATACCTACCATAGGAATGTTTGGGAAGCAGCATACCCGGAGTATGAAATTTAGGAGAAATTTTATGAACAAATTAGAGATCATGATTACATATGGGAACACGGAAGTAATTCATACACCGGAGAAAATTGTGATTAAATCGCCCAATATCGAAGTAATTACAAAATAGATCAAGAAAAAGAAGTGGCATCTATCAAATTGGTGGTAGGTGCTATTTTGTACAAATTTTACCGACTGTCATTTGAGACAGCCGCAAACCCAAACAGTTAGGTGGTGGAAATATGGCATATAGCGGATGGCTTTTAAAGATTGGCAATTACATAGTGCCGATGTCGTTTATGAAAGCAGAAACATACAGTCCATATGTCAACATGCAGGATTTGGACGATTATACAGATGCCAACGGATATCTGCATAGAAATGCCGTGGAGCTAAAGGCATTAAAAGTGGAGTTTGAGACACGGGCAATGCTGACAAATAAGACTTTCAACGAGGTTTTAAATAATATCAGAAGCCAGTTCACAAATGCGACAGGGAGAGCCTGCTATATCACAGCGTATATCCCGGAATATGACGATTATGTGACGCAGTATGGTTATATGGCAGATTTTCAGCCTACGATATACGGAACATATGATGGAATAATTCGTTACAATTCAGTTCGGCTTGCTTTCATAGGGGGTGTGTATGGTGGTTAATTATAAATATGGCGACTTGTTCAAAAAAGATACGGTCGATAAGCAATTATCCATCGTATCTGATGATGGAAAAATCAATATCACAAATACAGAGCTACACCAAGAAAAATTCGAATTGACCGAAAGTTTGTGTTCAGAACAGGAATTGACGTTTGGTTCGTGTGAAGCTGCCATGATTAAATTTACGGTGTCAAATACATTTTTGCCAATGAAGGGCAGATGGATGACAGTAAAGATGTCTCTTGGTGGACATGCAGATATCCCGTTCCAGTTCGGACGATATAAGGTTGATTCTGATACGCCCACGGCAGACAGGACGTGCCGTGATGTGGTTGCATATGATGCTCTTTATGACATTTTAAATGCAGATGTGGCAGCATGGTATAACACTGTCTTTCCATCCCATAAAGAGCAGCAGAAAGATAAAGATGGAAAAACTACGACTGTTACAGTTTATGATCCGGTCACAATGAAGCAATTCCGGGACAGTTTTTTTAAGTATTTCGGAATCGAACAGGCGGATATCACACTCATTAATGACAATATGTCAATCGAGAAAACCGTGGCAGTCACGGCATCCAGCGAGACAAGTTCTGATACAGAGGAATCGAGCACCATAGGCGAATCTATGAGCGGCAAAGAAGTGTTGTCCTGTATTTGTGAGATCAATGGCTGTATGGGGCATATGGGACGCGATGGAACGTTCCATTATATTTATCTGGAACAGGAGATACAGGGATTATATCCGAGAAATGACCTTTATCCGGCAGATGATCTGTTTCCGCGCGATCCAAAGAGTACGCAGATAGGAAAAGGATTCTATGTTACTGCCACATATGAAGATTATCTTGTCAAAACCATTAATAAACTTCAGATCAGGGAGCAGAAGAATGATATTGGCGTGATCGTAGGCACCGGAGACAATGCCTATGTGATCGAGGATAATTTTCTTGTCTATGGTAAAGGAACGAAAGAATTAAAAAGCATTGCAAACAATGTTCTTTCAAAGATCAGGGGGATTGTTTATCGCCCGTTTACGGCAGACTGCAAAGGAAATCCGTGCCTTGAGGTCGGGGATGCAGTGCGGCTGCCGACCAGATATGAACTGATTGAGTCCTATATTCTGAAAAGAACCCTGAAAGGTATACAGGCTTTGCGTGATGATTTGGAAGCGGATGGGGAAGAGTACCGGACAAACGGGGCGAACGGAATACAGAAAAGTATTTTAAAGCTCAAAGGCAAGAGCAATGTGTTGGAGCGAACCATTGAAAAGACACAGAGCACGATAACTGATGTTGAGAAGGGATTGCAGTCACAGATCACGCAGACCGCAACCGAAATTCGCACAGAAGTTAAAAATACAACGGATGGTTTATCATCGAGAATCACGCAAAATGCGAGCAGTATTACAGCAGAAGTTAAAAGGGCACAGGGACAGGAAGTTGAACTTGCAGCAGCTATTAAAATTAATGAGGACAAGATTACAGCGGAAGTTACGAGAGCAAGCGAAGCAGAGGGCGATTTGTCCGGAAAGATAGAGGTGACCGCAACTAAGATACGGTCAGAAGTCAGTGCTTCTTTAACAGTATGGGATACCGAAGATTATGACGTTACACATTGTGGTTTCGGGAATCCACAAGATACATACCCTGCATCTTCGTATTATTCTGGACACAGTTTTTTGGATCAGAATACTGGAAAGTTTTATGGTTGCGAACCAGATGGTGGAATAAGCAGTGGAAAATACAAATGGACTCTGATAAAGAAATTTAAGCAGCTTTCATCGAGTGCGTCCAGTACGATTACGCAGTCATCAAAGCAGATCAGCTTGAAAGTATCAAAAGACAGCGTCATTTCAGAAATCAACCAGTCAGCCGAGGGTATCAAAATTAAAGCAAAACTGCTTGAATTAAAAGGTTCTATGGAAATGACCGGGGGATATATGCATATTCAAGCGGAAGAGTCTGTAGAAAACCTTATTGAATTTAAACGCAGTGGAACACTTGTACAGATGGGAACGGATGGATTTCGAACAGTGGAAGGAACGCTTGAAAGTCCTGTTCATAAATGTACGGTTCAATATAATCAGGTTTCATTGCATAAAGGCGCAAACGATAATGACCACATGATGATCCATTTAGACGGAGATACCGGAGTAGGTGGATTCAGAGGTGGAGTAATTAATGGATCTGACAAAAGAATAAAAAACACAATTTTAGATTTAAGCAAAAAGCAATCATCTGAGTTTATTTATTCTTTAAGAGCAAAATCGTATCGTTATAATTTCGAAAAGGATGGATTTCATCATGGCTTTATAGCACAGGATGTTTTGGAAAGTGCGGAAGAAGGATGGAATATTTGCCCTCAAATTTTCTCAAACGGTAACGGAGAAAAGTATTACGGACTGAATTATACAGAACTGATCGCTGATCTGGTTGCAACAGTGCAATTACAGCATGAAGAAATAAAAGAATTGAAGGAAACGGTAGGTATTCTATGATAAATGCAAAAATTCGTGAATTTGAAAACGATATTATAAATTATGTAAATTTGTGCGAGGATGTTCCAATCGAAGCTAAGTACCTGGTGTTTAAGGATATTCTGCAGCAAATCAAGGAAGAGGCAAACAGGCAGGTTACAGTAGAGCGGGAACAAATGAAGCTTGCAAAGGAAAGGGAGAGTGAGGATCATGAATAAAGCGCATATTGATATTAATTGGGAGAATTACCCGAGTGATGAAACACCGCTTAATGAAAGAAACCTCAATAAAATGGATGGCTCGATTGATATCATTGATGATCGTGTAATCACTCTTGATACCACGAAAGCCACAAAAGCAGAGGTAGCAACTCTTGTTGCGGATGTGACCTTTGAGGAATCGACGGGAATTATCACAATCACGAAAAAGAACGGTTCCAAAGTTATGATCGATACGCAGATGGAGAAGATCGCGATCAACTTCGATTATAACCCGACTACACAGCAGATTATTTTGACTCTGATCGATGGTACGAAGCAGTACATAGACCTGTCGGCACTGATTACACAGTATGAGTTCTTTGATTCTGATACGGTAGCTTTTTATATTGACAAAGACGGAAAGGTATCAGCTATTGTCAAAGAGGGAAGCATTGAGGAAAAGCATTTAGAGCCTAACTATCTTGCGAAAATCAAAGTGGAAGTGGCAAAGGCAGAGTCAAGCCAGCAGGCAGCGGCAATGTCTGAAATAAACGCCAAAGCAAGTGAGAATGCCGCAAAAGCCAGTGAAACAGCGGCAAAAACATCCGAAACCAATGCCAAAGCGTCAGAGACAGCAGCGGCGAAGTCAGCCACGGCGGCAGCAATATCCGAGACTAACGCAAAAGTCAGTGAGACATCCGCCAGTCAGTCTGCAGCCACAGCCACAAGTGAAGCGGCATCTGCCAGTCAGTCAGCCAGTACCGCCACAGATAAAGCCAATATTGCAACGCAGAAAGCAACAGAGATCATCGGTAAAGCCGAATCTGCAGCAGATAGTGCAACTAAAGCACAGAGTTATGCCGTTGGTGGTACCGGGAGCAGAGAGGGCGAGGATTCTGACAATGCGAAGTATTATTTTGAACAGGTAAAAGATGTGTCTGAAGCTATTAAGGGCGGATTGCAGCCGAGAGGAACAGTTGCATTTGCAGATCTTCCGGCACTTGCGGATGTTAGCACAGGGTGGATGTTCAATATTTCAGACGAATTTACAACCACGGATGATTTTAAAGAGGGAGCCGGGAATGTAATTCCGGCAGGTGCCAATATTTATAAAACATCAGATGAAAAGTGGGACGTGCTGGCCGGAACTCCAGTTACCGGAATCAAAGGTGTAAATGAAGATTCTTTCCGTAGGGGCAATGTAGAACTCACAGCAGAAAACGTCGGTGCAGTGGCAACCGGTGGAGATACAGCAGAGAATACAGCAACTTTTACGAGTAGTGATGTGGCAGACGGATCAGCGTCAGCGTGGACGACTGTATCAAAATTATCAAGCGGCGAAAAACACTCTTCAATTTTTGCAAAGGTGTCACAGATGTTCAAGAATGTGCGGTATCTCTATAAAATGCTTGGAACGACAGACATTTCTAAGATTGGGAATGGTACTTGTACCGGGGCGATATCATCGTTAAACAGCGGTTTAGCAAATAAGTATTTTATTAAAATAATGAAAAGCGACTGGTCTGGAATTATGGGTTCGCTTATGCCAATGTTTAATATTAATAATGATAATATGATAGATCTCATTGCACACAACGAGCAGAATGATACTTATCCTGGCGTACGAGTTGCCCGTGCTAGTGCAGATTATGATGGTAATAACATTCCAGACACATATTTAAAAAAGTCAGATGCCAAAAATAATGTATCTGCCTTATCCAATACTGCAACAAATTATAATGACCAAACTCCTGTCGTGCAGTATTTCACTGTCCCGGATGATGGGTATTATCTTATTACAGGTCTTGTCACTTTCAGTTCAAACGCAAATGGGTTTCGTGAAGTTTTTATAACAAATACAACATCTAACTATGTCATGGGACGAGTCAGAGTTCCTGCGGTATCCGGCGGTGCATCAACTTTACAGGTAACGAGTTGTGGCACTTTCGGACCGGGACAGACTGGTACACTCAGTACTTATCAGAACTCAGGTTCAAATCTTAATGTGCAGGAATGGTTAAATATGGTAAAGATCGCACCTAAGCTGTAAAAAAACTGCATTAAAAATTAAATATAATAAAATCAAGAGCCTAAGAGCCGATTACATGACCATGTGTTGTGTAGCCGGCTCTTTTGCATAAAGCCTACGGGCAGAAAGGAAAATTATGCACTTAAAATTCATCACAGATAACTGGCAGATGCATAATTTTCAACCAGTAATTAATTTTTTAACAAAATTTAAACTAATCAATCGACATTCTGCGACAATAAGAAATTTACCTGTCGAAACTTGCGACCGAAAGAAATTGAATGTTTGCGGGAAAATTTGTAAAATAAAATTGTCCGATAAGGGCACTTCAAGTTCTGGCTGAGGGGCGGGATAAGGCGTTTTCTTGTCCCTCAACTACAAACGAGTTTGTAATTTGTAGCAATTTGTCAAATGGGGTTGACGATATCGAACATAAGTTCTATAATTTATGTATCGCTATCGAAAGTGCGGAATGATTGGAGGAAATCAATATGGGGGAAAATGATTGTAATGAAGCCAAAGCGTTTTACAAACAAAAAATAACTGAAATGGTCGCGAATTATGACAATGAAGAGTGGTTAAAACTCATTTATATATATGTCAAAAGATTATTAGAATAGAAGAAAAGCCAAGGGTTTGCGCATTGCCCTTGGCTTTTCTTTATTCTTCTTGGCTTTGATTTGCGATTGAATCAATGAATTTCTCCAATGCATTCCATCCGGTATCATCCAGTTTGGATAATGCCGTGATTAAACGTTTTTTAAAATCTGAATCTTCACATTTTAAAACATCAATAAGCATCTCGTTTATTTGTTCATTTTTTGTTTTCGGAATAAACATTTCTCCGTTGCCTGTCCGCAACCATTTTTCATTGACATCATACAGGGAACATAAGACTTTAATAGACTGGTCGGATAAGTTGCGCTGTCCGTTCTCTATCAAAGAAATATAATTTCTCGTTAATCCAAGATCTTTCCCAAATTCATCTTGGCTCTTTCCCAAGCGTTCCCGTAATGCTTTAATACGGTCTTTCAAGTTTATCACCTCTTTTCCACAAATAAAATATACCATGAACTGCTAACAATGTCAACAAAAAGGTATTGACAATGCTAACAATGTATGCTAATGTATGCTTACAAGGTCAACAGACACAAGTGACAAAGTCTGATGGCAAATAAATTATGAAAGGAGTGATACAGTGAGTAAAATCAAGGCTCATGCAGTTGCATTTTTTAATAAGCATTTTGTTAAGTGGAAATTTTTACAGAGTATATTTGTTATTCCATTCCAGAAGGATGGGAAGATGTATCTGCACATTTCACAAGTATGTGAAGATGGAACGAGAGTGGTAAAAAGAACGTTCCTCATTGAGCATCTGGTTGATGATAACTTGGCGGTTACAAGCCAAACGCTCGCAGAGGAAAAGAGAGTGTTTAAAAATCCTACATTATTTTAATCCATGTAGTATATCCGCACTCTTTGCATTCTGGTAGCATTTCGCCTTGCTTTACAGTGACGATTCCAATTTTATTTTCGCCACCGCATTGCATACATACATATGTTCCTTTATCTGCAAACTCATATGTAGCAAATGTTTCAGAATAACCATTATCCATATTATCACCGCCTTTCCTTATTTAATAAGGAAATTATATCACAGGGAGAAAGGAAGTGAATACATGAGCGAACAGGAAAAGAAAGTTGTAGAAAAGTTGAAAGACGCGATTCCCAAAATGAACGATTTCCAGAAAGGATATGTTCTTGGGATGGTCGAGGGTTCGGCAAGCAAGGCAACCAGTGAAGAAACTGGGAACTCAAAAACAAAAGAATAAGAAGAAACTGAATATTGATAGTTGAGAAATTTGTCGGAATTTGCAGATTAAATGTGTTTGTAACACAGGAAATCAGTTGATACAATTAATATGCGACGGCGGCAGGAAATGAGTTACATTATTGCTTTATTTTCCGCATCATCTTTAGTATTTTATTTAATCTCTTTTGTACTTTTTTAATTCCTTTGTATAGGTCGATTGTCATGGATGTTACGGTTAGAATTATGAAGAAGTCGTAACCGGTAACACGCCATACCAATAATGAGATAAGTATACTAACGATTTTCATGATAACAGTTCCTTTCATGATGGCCGCCGCCGTACATTAATTGTATCAACAAAGCAAAATAGAGACAACCAGTATTTTCCAACTATCAAGCGGTAGTTGGATTTTTTATTGCAAAAAATCCGGAAAGGAGACAAATGAACGAATTAGTACATATTGGAACAAAAGAATTGCCGGTCATTGAGTGGAAAGGACAAAGAGTTATCACTACCGCACAGTTGGCTGATGTGTACGAAACAGAAACAGATAACGTAAAAAAGAACTTTCAGAGCAACAAAACACATTTTAAAGAGGGAGAACATTTCTTCTTATTAAAAGGAGCAGATCTTAAGGAGTTTAAGAACAGGGTAACTGATTTTCCCCTTGTTGGGAAAAACGCGAATCAGCTTTATCTTTGGACACGTCGAGGTGCAAGCCGTCATTGCAAAATGCTTGGGACTGATAAGGCATGGGAACAGTTTGATGCACTGGAAGAAAATTATTATAACCAGACGCAAACAGTTATTCCAACCGGCGAAGAACTTATGGCACTTGCAGTTATTGAAGCGCACAAGATGCTTGAGCAGAAAGACAAGCAGATACAGGAACTTGAAACCGAAGTTGTTGAAATGAATAACATCATTTTAGAAATGCAACCAAAAGTCAACTACGTGGATTTGATTTTGAACAGTAAATCAACAGTACTGGTAACACAGATCGCACAGGATTATGGAATATCTGCTAAAGCGTTTAATAAGATGCTGAAAGAGTTAGGAGTTCAGCGCAAAGTAGGAAAACAGTGGATTTTATACAGGCAATATCAAGGGCTTGGATATGTTCACAGTAAGACTATTGATATTACAAGGTCGAATGGGCGGTCTGATGTGGTTATGCAGACGGAATGGACGCAAAAAGGAAGATTGTTCCTGTATGAAGAGCTTAAAAAGAATGGGGTTTTACCGTTAATTGAGAGAAAGGATGATGAAGATGCTTAATTTTTACGTCATGGACGGCAAAAAGCTGATCGACTTTAAACCTAAGTGGATTAATTATGCACGAGCATTTGACAGAAAATGTAAAATGGCAGGTCTTTGTGAAAATATGACAATACAGGAGTCTAAAAGTGCTTATCCGGATGATTTCAAGAAGAATCTGTACTTGCTGATAAAACTAAAAGGGAAATCTGATTGCAAGTCGTTAAAGCGTGGAGAGTCGGACTTTGTGACAAAAGAATTTTATATTATTGAAGTGATATGTGCTATGGTGGGGACTTTGACACCAAGAGAATTTATGAATATGTTTCCTATCGAAAAGACATTCGATGGAGAAAAATACCAGTGGAAAGATTACTTCTATACAAGGAATTACATTGAGAAGTTCGGTATGGACAAACTGATAGGAGATAAAGCACCGGAATTTCTTATGGAATATCAGAACTTGGATATTACACATTTTATGGTTTATTGGATGGAAGTTGTAAGTCAGATGAATATTTTACAAGGTGGCAAAGATATCTTGCTTGAGTTCATGGAAGAACAGGGAGTAAAGCCACATACAATGCATTCTGACGGCAAATACATGATCGACGATGAAACAGGAGAAAAGTTCGAAATTAAAAGTCCTAAGAATCGGATGAAAAAACTTTTTTCTGTTACATGAGGAAATGCCTATGAAAAAGTTAGCAAAGGTAATTGAAATGATCGGCACCGTTGTTTTTCTGTTTTGCATCTGCATTGATGCAACGGAGTATCCGGTCACTGCTATACCTGTATTGATTGGATTACTTCTTATTTATATAGGAACAAAAATAGATGGGGAGTGGCAGGAGTATACAGAAGAGATTGTAGATTACGATTACAGAAGTGAGTCTGATGACGATGACGGTATTACCTATATCACATTTGACACTGATTACAGCAAAGAAAAGGAATCATCCGAACCGACCAAAGCTGAATGATTCCAGTTCAAGCAATAGCATAAGCTATTTGCGCCTATTTTAGCACAAGAAAAGGAGAAATTCAAATATGAGAGCAGAAAACAATAAAGTGGAACTTACAGGAACGATTATCACAGAGCCGGAATTTAACCATGAGGTGTTTGGAGAGGGATTTTATAATATGCACCTCAAAGTGGATAGATTAAGTGGGACGGCTGATATTATCCCATTAATTATTTCAGAGAGATTAATCAATCTGAATGATAAATACACGGGCACTGCCGTTAATGTTTCCGGTGTGTATAGTTCTTATAACAAACATGAGGAAAAGAGAAATCGTCTGTTATTATATGTATTCGTCTGTGAAATTGAAAAAGCGAATCCGGGAGAGCATACAGATTTGAACAAAATCCAGCTTGACGGATATGTATGCAAAGAACCGATTTACAGGAAAACTCCGCTTGGAAGAGAAATTGCAGATTTATTAATCGCAGTCAATCGTTCCTACGGAAAATCAGATTATATCCCATGTGTTGTTTGGGGTAGAAATGCAAGATTTGTTGGTCAGTTGGAAGTAGGAACTCATATTGAGATCAATGGACGCATTCAGAGCCGCGGATATATTAAGAAATATGAAGATGGAACAGAAGAACAGAGAACAGCATACGAGGTGTCTGTAAGCAAAATCAATGTATTAGAGGAGGAAAATTAAGATGGCAGAAAATACCGTTACAATTTCCGTTGAAGAATATGCAGATCTGGTTGCATGCAGGACGAAAGTTCATACAGCATGTGCCATTATTGCAAATGAGCACCAAAGAGACATTGAGCTGATGGGGAAAAAAGGAACAACTATTAATTCAAAAATTATAGAGTCAGCTCTTGGATATGTTGACGATGAAGCATGCTTTGAAGAGGCACTTAAAAATTATAAAGAGCGGAAGGAGAAAGAAAATGAAACTGAAAATTAGATCGTTACATATGGAGAATTTCAAGGGAATTAAGAGCCTTGATGTGAATTTCTCTAATAAGACAAGTATTAAAGGACAGAACGCCGCAGGAAAGACAACCATATTCGATGCGTTCACATGGCTTCTGTTTAACAAGAACAGTGACGGAGAGGAAAAGTTCAATGTCAGACCGTTGGATAAGGACGGAAACCGCATTGATAACGTAGAAATTAAGGTTGTAGCGGTTCTGGATGTAGATGGTAAGGAAATAGAGCTTTCCAAAGTGCAGAAGCAGAACTGGGTAAAGAAGCGTGGCACCGATACCGTGACTTTTCAGGGAAATGTCAATTCATTTGAAATTGACGGTTATCCAAAGAGTGAAGCTGATTTCAAAGCTTATGTTTCCGGTCTTGCGCAGAGCGAGGATATGTTTAAGATGCTGACCAATCCGCAGTATTTCTCTTCTTTGAAATGGAAAGATCAGCGCGATATTCTGATGCGCCTCGCAACAGATGTATCGGATGTTGAACTGGCGCAGACAGATGCTAAGTATGCCCCATTACTCGGCGAGTTGGAGAAAGCACCGTCCACAGATGATATCCGTGCTAAGTTTTCCAAAGCGTTATCCTGGTGGAAGAAGAAACAGGCTGAAATTCCGGTGCGTATTGATGAAGCAGAAAAATCCAAGATTGATGTGGATGTGGCAGAACAGGAGCTTGCAAAGGTAGATCTGGTAAGAAGAATCGCTGAATGTGGCAAGAAAATGGAGAATGCCGGTAGCGCGTTGGGCGATTTAAGAAGTAAGGAAATGCAGTTACAGTTTGACATGTCCGGCATGGAACAGACGATGAATCGCGAGTTATCAAACAAAAGAAGCATCATGGATGCTGAATTGCGTGATTGTAAAAATGAGTTAGAACATTTTGCGGTTACGATTTCTTTGAAAGAGAAACAGATTTCTGATAACGAAAAAGCTATCACTGATGCGGATGCAGAGCGGAAGAAACTGGGCGAACAGTATAATTCCGAGAAAGCCAAGGCATTTGATGAAACCCCGTATCTCTTTGATGAATCCAAGTGGATATTCGATGAATCTACAACGGTTTGTTCCTTATGCGGTCAGAAGTTACCGGCTGATAAGATTGAGCAGTTAAAGGCTGATTTTGAAGAAAGAAAGACAAAAGCCAAGGAAGATGCAAAGCGGAAACTAAATGATTCAAAAAGTGACTTTATTACCCAGAAAGAATCCAACTTGGAAGAAATCAAGGCATATGGGTTTGCGAAGAAAAATCTGATCGAGGAACTGACAAAGAAAAATGCTGATCTGCAAATGGAAATAGATTCCTTAAAGAAACAGGAACAGGGGACTCTTACAAATAAAGAGGAACTTTGCAAACTGTTATCCGAGATCCCAGAAGAAGCTGACTATTCGCAGAATGAGGAATATGTGAAGCTGAAAGCAGAACATGACAAGATTCTTGCTGATATTGCCAAGTTGGAATCCGAGGGCGCAGACAAGGTTGTTACTGATTTAAAAGCCGAGAAAGCCGATCTGCAGGCACAGCTTGATGAAGTGAACAAGGTTATTGCGCAGGCGGCTAACAATGTGGCGATTGATGATCGTATCGAAACGCTTCGTGACGAGCAGAAAGAAATCGGGCAGAAAGTTGCAGACCAGGAGCAGATGCTTTACCTCTTGGAAGAGTTCATCCGCTTCAAGCTGAATAAGGTTTCTGAATCTATCAACAGCCATTTCAAGACCGTAAATTTTAAACTCTTTGAAATGCAGTTAAATGGCGGCATGAAAGATTGTTGTGAGTGTACCGTGAATGGCGTTCCGTATTCAACTTTGAACAGCGGTCACAGAATTGTGGCAGGACTTGATATTATCCGTTCTCTTAGCGAGTTATACGGTGTGAGCGTGCCGATTTTCGTAGATAACGCCGAATCGCTGAATGAGTTCAATGTGCCGGATATGGATGCACAGATAATTCTTTTGAGCGTTTCAGAGGACAAGCAGTTGAAAGTGGAGGGTGTGTAAATGAAAATTAGAGTTTCTACAGACGGAATGAACATTTCTGTTGATGTCGGGGATAAAGCGGTTGAACTTTTCTCTAAGATTACAAGCATGCTGGTAGACTATCTTCATTTTGATTCCACAAAAGAAATTGAGATTGAGAAACCAAAGTTAGAGCTTGATTCGCTTCCCAAAATTCCGAATGCTGTAGTGCCGAGTAACATACCGGCACAGCATAAAGAACCTGTTGAAGAGACTTATCACGGATTGACATATAAAGGATTCATCTATTGGAAATGTAAGAAATGCGGAGCGATAAGAGGTTTCTGCTTGAAGAAAGAGAGCAAAGGCATCCATTGCATGAATTGCGGAGATGATTCACTTTTTGATGAACCATTGAAACCACTTTATGCGAATTGCGAGTGCGGACGGCATTCAAGATACATGACCAATATGGATGAGGAAATGTTTGATATGGATTGCATTGATTGTGGTGCACCAATTCCTATTAAGTGGAACGACCATGATAAATGCTATCAGACCATCAAAAATTAGAAAGCGAGGTATCGAAATGAATTATATCAAAGCAAAGTTTCCAAACAGCACCAGAAGTTATACATACCGCACCGAGGATTCCGTAAAAGCCGGTGACACGGTTGTAAATGCCAAAGGTGCAAAGCTGACCGTTACGGATGAAACCGTGGATATGAAGTGGGTGGATACCTACGGTGCTGATAAGGTGGCAGTTGTAAGGAAGTATGAGAATCCACAGAAGGTAGATGTAAATTCTTTGGATGAAGAAACAATATGCAATTATTGCATATATAAATCTGATTGTCCTAAGGATGTTAGATGCTATGGCGGAGAACCCGTCTTTCCTTATTGTGCAGAGCATGAGCCGGAAGATTGGTTTGACGAAGAAACGTATTTGGAAGATTTAGAAGAAAGCGAGGAAAAATAGTTATGGCAGAAACAAAAAAACAGGAAGTAGCAGTAGCAGAGGAAAAGAAAGAGGTTGCGCACAGCAACAAAGTTACAGATTACAGTCTTGGAATTTTCGGAACATCAGATAATTTCATCATGGCAATGCAGATGGCAAAGGCACTGGCAAGTTCAACAATCGTTCCGCAGACATTCCAGAAGAACGAGGCGAACTGTCTGATTGCCATTGAACAGGCACAGCGGTTAAGAGTTAGTCCACTTATGGTCATGCAGAATCTGTATGTTATTCAGGGCAGACCGAGTTGGAGCAGTAAATTTCTGATTGCCGCAATCAATAACTCCGAAAAATTTGATATGGAATTGCAGTTTGACGAAGCAAAGGACAAGAACGGCAAGCCATTCTCATGCACGGCTTGGACTATGAAAAATGGTCGCAGGGTTGAGGGCATGGAAGTAAATATGGATATGGCAAAAGATGAGGGTTGGCTTGGCAAGAACGGTAGCAAATGGAAAACCATGCCGCAGTTAATGCTTCGGTATCGTGCCGCATCTTTCTTCTCCAGTCTGAATTGTCCGGAACTGACAATGGGACTGTATACGAAAGAGGAAATGCAGGACAACGATTTCAAGGAATATCCAATGGAAGATTTGCAGGAGCAGGTCAAAAGAGATATTGCCGAGAACGCCAATTCAGAGGATTTTGTTGTAGACGCGGAAGCAAAAGAAGTTGAAAGTGCAGCAGTCGAAGCGAAAGTTGTTGAACCGGCAGAGGATGACGAGAATTTGCCAGATTTCATGAAAGATTAGAGGTGGCTGTATGAGAGTTATATCACAGGATGGCACAATTGATGTGCCTTATGAAATCAGTTCTTTTTCTATGGCATGTGGAAAATATAAAGATGTTGGGTATGCGGCTGTTTATTGCCATAACAGTTCTACGGCGGCAGGAACTAAAATGGCTGAATACAGTTCCAAAGAAAAGGCGAAGAAAGCCATGGAAGAATTAAGATGTGCCTATATGTGTCATAACCTTGTAAGGATGGGACACACGTCACCAAAGGGAATTGATGAAAAACTTGCTATTGGTTTGTCTGGAGTGTTTCAGTTCCCAACAGAGGAAGAATTGGAGTAGCCTATGATTCACGTTTCATTTGACTTAGTGGATGAGTTTATTCCAAGAGTTCCAAAACAGCGGTGCGAGGGCGAAAACAACACGATTAAACGGATATGCGTAGCACCAAGCATAATTGAAGCCTTGAACTCAATACCGCAAGCCGGGTTAGTGGTACGGAATATGAAATCGCTTGGCTTGCCGGTAATTATTCATTGTTACTATCTGAAAGCTGACAAGGTCATGAGTAATGATGAAGTTCAGAAATATGTGCCGGATGCGGAATTTACTGGGGAAATGTGGATATTGGAAAAACCCAAAGCTGTGAACCGTATTGATTACGAGATTACGGACTGCATTGTCAAACAGGGCGTAGATGTTTTTGGCAACGAACAGTTTGAGGTACGGCTTCCAGAGATTGAGCGAATTAAACATCAATCCAATATTGATAATTTTTTCAAAGTTTTTTGTCATAATCCGAATGAAAGAAAAATGAGAGAAATATTTGAAAAGCAAAGTTACAGAAAAGTTCTAGCGAATTTTGATGATGAGATTATCGAGAAAGCGAAGGGAGTGGTTGAAAATAAAGCTTAAAGTTTTAGGTTCCGGCTCGTCCGGTAACTCATACGTCTTAATTGCCGACAACGGAGAAATCCTTGCAATCGAAGCCGGATGTAAATTCATGGACTTTAAGATAATGATTGATTGGAAAATCTCTGATGTTGTTGGATGTATTGTGAGCCACGAACACGGAGACCATGCACGCTACATAAAAGATTTCATGCAGTCTGGCATTCCGGTTTATACAGCGTTTGAAACACAGACCGCACTTGAAGTCATTACAGGAGAGCGTGCAATAGCTCTCTCGCCTAACAAATCGTGTCAAATCGGCAGTTTTACAGTGATACCGTTCAATGTGCCGCATGATACAGAAATCGAGTGCTACGGCTATTTAATCAAGCATGAGGAAATGGGTAAGTTGTTATTCTTGACCGACTTGGAATATTGTAAATACGATTTTTCAAGCCAGATGGTAAATCACATTCTTTGTGAAGCAAACTACGAAATGCAATTTGTCAATCGGGACGAGCCAAACTACGAACACCGCCTACGAGGACATATGAGCCTTGATACGGCACTTAAATTTATTTCTACTAATGATAACCCGGCATTAAGAAATGTCGTTCTAATTCACTTATCAGATAAAAGCGGAGATCCCGCATTATTCAAACAAAAGACAGAAGAAACAGTTAAATATGGAGCAAATGTTTATATTGCAGAAAAAGGATTAGAGGTTGATATGAACCTTTGTCCGTTCTGAAAGGAGAGGGCATGAAAGTATATGAATTGATTCAGCAGTTGTCACAGTTTAATGCAGATACAGAAGTAGAATTCCATGTTAAGGCAAAATTTGATGCCGATGTAGAAGCTGAATTTGACAGAGACGATGAGGACGATACGCAAGAAGTAACGGTAACAGTGCAATTTAATGATGATGTTGATTTCGGTAACATTGATAACAATGAAAGAAGCATCTGTCCGAATGTCACTATCAATCTTGAATACTAAAAATAGGTTGCAACACCTTGGCATTTACCTAAAAGAAACCAATTCATGCGGTATCTGATCTTTGGCAAGGAATTTAATATATCACAAAAAACTAAATTGAAAGCCATGAGATACCTTTGGCGGTTGCTAAAAGTGACCGCAAGAAAGGAGAATACGTGTTAATAATTGAGGATAAAGGACAGAAAGAGGGCTTACATATCCTTAAGAATAGATATTTTAAAAGCCACGATATGGAAGTCTTGCGTGCACCATTGCCGGTTGGAGATTACATAATTGCCACAGACAAGGTAGCGGATGTTATCCATAGAAAATCAGCTAGAAAAATGGAACTTAAAAAGATGGATTTTCTTGGCACATATGATGTTTCCGTTGACACGAAAAAGGACATGCAGGAAATTGTAGGGAATATCTGTGGAAAAGCACATCCGAGATTCCGTGACGAGTGTATTTTGGCGCAGAACAACGGAATTAAGCTATATGTGCTTATTGAAAATACAGACAAGGTGTATTCCGTCAATGATGTATTTACATGGCATAATCCACGAGTAGACCGGTATAACAATATTGCATATATGCACACACTTGGAAAATTGCTGAATGTACCGCTACCGAAAACAAAGCCGACATCTGGCAAGGTATTGGCAAAAGCTATGTTGACAATGCAACTTAAGTATGGCGTTGAGTTCGTATTTTGTCGCCCGGAAGATGCTGGGGCAAAGGTTATTGAATTGCTTGGAGGTAGTGAAAATGGCGGAGAATAAGCGGTATTACTGGCTTAAACTGATGGATGATTTCTTTGATAGCAAACGAATCAAAAAACTCCGAAAGATGGCTGGTGGCGATACATATACGATCATCTATCTTAAGATGCAGTTGTTGTCGTTGAAAAAAGGTGGCTATCTGGAATATTCCGGATTGGAAGATGAATTTTACAAAGAGATCGCCCTTGATATTGACGAGGACGAAATCAATGTTCAAGTAACGATTCAGTATCTTCTTTCCTGCGGATTGCTTGAAACATCTGATTCTATCGAGTACAAATTACCATTTGTGCAAGATAACCTAGGAAGTGAGACGGCAAGTACTCGTAGAAGTCGGAAATCTAGGGAAAATGCACAAAAAGCGTTGCAATGCAACAGTGGAGCAACGGAGTGCAACATTTTGCAACAAAATTGCAATGTAGAGATAGATATAGAGAAAGATATAGATACAGATATAGAGATAGAGAAAGAAAATACAAAAGAAAGCGTGCCTGCATCTGATTTGGACTTTGACGCGGAATGGGGATGGGAATACACGATCAATGCATATCCAAAGAAAACGTCGTTAACGTCTGCCAAGGTAGCATGGATGGACAAGCTTTTAGAAGTTATCGAGCCGAACAGGAAAGCCGTTGCAAAGCTGATATATGAGGCTACAGTGGCATATGTTACTGACTATATAGAGAAGAATCCGGATGATACGAATTATCGCTATATTCCGAAATATGGTGATTGGCTGAAAGAGGATTGCGATTACTGGATTCGTCAAGTTGAGAAACGAAAGCGAGGTGAGAGCAGTTGACGGAAGCAGAAATTGGAGTGATCGGATGTGTATTGATTGACAATGATTCCATGTACAAGGTTTATAACAAATTGAAGCCGGAAATGTTCAGCTCTGAATTTTGCCAAGATGCTTTTGCTGAAATGCTTGCCATGTATGATCGTGGAGAAAATATTAATGTCGTTTCACTGTCTCAGACACTTGAAAACCACAAATGGGAGCCGGAAATAATTGCAAGCGAATTGAAAGAATGCATTTCTGTCACCCCAGTCTCAACGGCAATAAAAAGTTATGCGGATGCAGTTGTTAAAGATTGGCGAGCAAGAGAAACAAAAAAAATTTTTCAAGGAGTGAGCCTTAGACCGTGTGATATTGACAATTCTATAGCTGAAATTCTCACAAGGCTTGAAGAAATCCAAGTTAATCAGTTGAAGAAATCTAAGTTGATGAAGCAAATCGTATCAGAGAACAAAGATAAATACTTCAATGATGATGTTGGAGAGGACAGGGTAAAGACAGGATTTTACCATCTTGACGATTGCCTTGGCGGTCTTGAAGGCGGAGACATTACAGTTGTTGCTGCGAGACCGGGAGTTGGTAAGTCTGCTATTGTGGCACAAATAATCGAGAATATGGCAAGAAAAGGCTATAACACTTGTTACTACAACATGGAGATGAACAACAGTCAGATTTATGAAAGGTTTGTTTCAAGAATGTCAAAGATTGGTCTGACAAGAGTTCGCAGGGCAAAGGCTTTTCTTGGTGGAGAGAAAGAAGCCTTTGACAAGGCAAATGATGAGCTTGAAAAATATCCGATCACAATTGACGATCAGACAAATGTTATTGAGGAAATAAGAACGCAATGCAGGCATCAAAGATATGACGTGATCGTAGTTGACTATCTGCAATTGGTACGGTGTAACCGGAAGTTCAATAATCGTGCATCCGAAGTCGGGGAAGTTTCGAAGCAATTCAAAGCACTTGCGAGAGAGCTTCACGTTCCGATCATCCTATTGTCACAGCTTAACCGAGTATCGGAAATGAATGTAACGAAAGAGCCTACAATGTCCGAATTAAGAGAATCCGGAGATATTGAGCAGGATGCTTCCAATATTATTCTTATGTGGAATTTGGATGAAGACAGAAAATTTAAAGGCTTGAAAGTTGAAAAGAATCGACAGGGTACACCGTTTAGAGAAGTTGTTCAGTTTGAAGGTGATCGTATGGAATTTATCGAGCGAACCGAAACCATTGAACAGATTCAAGCACGGATGCGACAGAAAGACGGTTTCCGAGAAGTATGTGGCAGCACACCATTTGATTAAAAGGTGAATGATTATGGCAAGTAAGAAATTTGAAAAAGGTTCCGAAGAATGGCAGTTTTTTAATGACTATTATAAATTCCGGCAGCAGTTTTATGAAGCTGATAACGAAGATGAGTGGTTCCAAGGAATGATGGAAGCAGGGGAAATGCTAATTAAAAAATATGCACGGACAAATATATCAAAATATGTTCAAAGTCTTGTATTTAGCCATTTTGAGGATGTAGAGAGGAGATGGAAGAGCAAATGAGTAATGCACTGGCAAGAAAGAAAAAGCGGATGCAGCCACTTGGATATTCCAAGAGTGAACTGATCGGAATACAGAGACACGCCAAGGCACAAAGCAATGCGGATTATCTAATAGAGGAATCCTATTATAACGTCCGTATGATGGCATATCAGGCACTGCATGATAAGTTCGGATTCGGACACAAAAGAATCATAAAGGTTGAGCAGACCATTGATGCATATGTGGAGAATGCAAAGGATGGAACGACAGGCGAGGAACTTGGTTTTTATCTGAAAGATAAATGCAAGATTGACGTGCGAAAGGAAACAAATAAGATTCCGTATCGTGAGAGTTTTTATCTGGTAGAGAGAAAGATTGCACCGAACTGCATGATACAGGCAAATAAGTTTTTACTGGCACAGGTATTTAATTATTTTGCTATGTTGGGTGTCTGCCTTAAAACACAGTTTAAATTTTCGGGAAATCAGATCAGACAGGTTTATGAGAGAATCAGATATTTGATTAACTGCCTTGCTACCGGATATGAAACTATGACGGGGATCGCAAGCGTATTGGAATGGGAATGTAAGTACATTGACAAGCGTTTTATCGGAAAGACGTATGAAATATAGGAGGAATGATTGATGGACGAGTTAGCTGTGGAACTGCAGGATGGATATTTTGTGGAGATTGATTCTCTGAATTACACCCTGAGACAGAGATACACCGGACAGGATAAGGACGGCAACGAAAAAGAGAGTGTTCGAACAATCGGATATTTTGGAGACATGAAACAGTGCATTAAAGCTCTGTTAGAGCGTTATCCGAGGGAGTTATCAGAAAAAGCGCACATTTCCTTTAATGAATATTTAAAACTGTTAGATAAGGCTTATACGAGGTCAGAACAGCTTGTGAACAGAATCGGAAAGAGGCAGGGGGGAGATATAAATGTGGAAAGAAGGTAAGAAACGCCGCGCAATTATCGGAAAAATGAATAATAACTTGTCAATGCCGACAAAGCACCCGGACCAGGATGCGTTGAAAAGATTCAGAGAAGTACCGTATCAGTTGCGGTATGGGAAGGAGCAGAAGGATGCTGAATAGAGAAAAATATGCGGAAGAGATTTTAAATATTGCGTGTGATGGAGGCAATATTGCGTTAATTAATGGGAAACTGGAAAAATGCAGGGGAGTCTGCGATAAATGCGATTTTTGCGATAATGACATTAGAAATGCTGGTCGTTGCAGAGAAAAAGCAAAAGAATGGGCGAACGGCCAGTATGTTGATTGGAGCGAAGTTCCAGTCGATACACCGATTCTTGTGAGAGATAGTGAATCTAGTGAATGGAAACGGAGATATTTTGCAAAATACAAAAATAACATGGTGTATGCATGGGAAGCGGGAGCAACATCATGGAGTGCTGGTAGCCCTGCACATATGACCGATTGGAAATATGCCAAACTTGCAGAAAGTGAGGATCAGAATGGAAATGAGTGGAATTAAAAGCCGGATAGCTGAATCATTAACAGAAGCCTGCGGATATTCGCCGCTGACGAAAGTGATTTCAGAGGAAGAGGTAAACAGGATTCTGGCAGAGGAAGAAAAGACTGGTGGGTGGATTCCGGTAACAGAGAGACTGCCGGAGGATGATAAATATATCATGATTTCATTTAAAAATTTTACATTGCCGGACATTGGCAGATATGAAGCTGATAAGGACGGAAACGGTGCATTTTATCCGGGGGACGATGAGAAAAGTTATGTGGAATACGATTTGTTCGTGAATGCTTGGATGCCACTGCCGGAGTCGTACAGCACAGATGCAGAAAAGCCACATATTGAAAAGCCACAGACCAATGCAGACCGGATCCGGAGCATGACGGATGAAGAGCTTTTAGATTTCCTTTGCTCAATCGAAACATATGAGCAGGGTAGCGTAAAGACCATTGAGGGCGGCGTAGCAATGTGTTCTGTTACAGAGGTGGAACAGTGGCTTAAGGCAGAAAGTGAGGGATAGCATGGAGAGATTAACATATGTGGCAGAGAATGGAGAAGTTTTATTTCATCCAGCAGATTTACCGGATGATGAGGGAATTACCATTACCCAGCTTGCGAAAGATGGAAGATACAAAGCCCTGGAAGAGATTGCGGAAAGACTTGCAAATAGAGAGCAAGCCGAAGAGCTGGGATTACTTCTGCGGTTGCCGTGTGGAATTGGCTCAGATGTATATTTAATTCCTAGCAAAGTCAATTATGAATTAAATATTTTAAGTCTGCACCCGGAGAACAATAAAATTTATCATCAGAAAGTAGCCTTTATTACTTTTACAGAAAAAGGATGGTACATGGAGTGTGACAAAGATCGGGAATATGGTACAGACCGAATCCTGTCAGAAAAAATGTACAAGGAAACCTGGTTTTTATCACAAGAGGAAGCAGAAGCCAAGTTGAAAGAAATGGAGGAAAAGGATGGAAGATAGATATTTATGCAAAGCAAAACGAACTGATAACGACGAATGGGTTATTGGCGGTTTGGTACGATATGGATTTACCGGAAGAGAAAAATACTATATCGTCCCTAGTTACGCATCAGATTTATATGCTCTGAAAATTGATCCATCCACAATTTGTTGGTGCACCGGATTTAAGGATAAGAACGGAAAGCTGATTTTTGAGAATGATATTCTTTCAGGGCATATCGACGTTGAGTTTCCAGAAGATGAGACGAGAAAGCGTGTCGTGTGGCATGAAAACGGATGGTGTACGAATGAGCCGGGCTGTGATGACTACGAGGAACTGGATGATTTTGATTCAGAGAATTTTGAAGTGATCGGCAACATGATTGATAATCCGGAACTGTTGGAGGTGTAAACATGACGGAGAATGAAGCAATTGAAGAATTAAAATTTGATTGTAACGAACTTGGAAAAGCGATTCCGTGTGATACATCATGGGGGAAATCTTTTGAAAATGCTTATGCAATGGCAATAAACGCACTGGAAGAGGTACAGAAATACCGGAAAATCGAAAAAGACTTAAAAGAACGTTATCATGCCAACGTAGATATTCCGCTTTTGATGCACCACTTTATCGAAACGGTGTTTGAAGGGGAGAAGCATGAGGGATTTTGCCTTTTAACAAACGAGGATGCTAAGGTGTGGGAAGAATATAAGGCGATCGGTACACCGGAAGAATGCCGGGCGGCAGTGGAGAAGCAGACGGCAAAGAAAGTGATGCACAATAAAAAAGTGAATATATATTTTTGCCCGATATGTGAAAGAAAATGCAATTATATGCACAGCTTATATTGCTCTGGATGCGGTCAAAAATTAGATTGGAGTGATGAAGAATGAGTGCTGTATGGTTCATAATTTTATTCATTGCATGGGAGAACGGAATAGAGATTGACAATATGTCATTTATGATGATTGCAATTTTTTATGTCGGAGATTGCATTTTAATGCAGAACAGGAGGGCGAACGATGGGAAGATTGATTGATGCGGATGCGCTAAAGAAAGATTTAAAATCGGTTACTTTAAGCAATGGAACTTTAGTAAATACAAATGCAGTATTGTATTTACTAGAAGAATATCCGACCGCCTATGACCCGGACAAGATTGTGGAGCAGTTGGAAAATGAGAGAAAGTTTTGGGAGAATGCATATAACAGGAATTTGGGAAAAGAGAAAGCAAGAAGTTATGAGCACGCAATCGAGATTGTGAAAGGCGGTGGAGTAAAGTGACAAGAGAAGATAAAGAAGCAATTTTAAATAGTTTTGACGAAACAATGATACAACCGGATGAAGCAATGAACCTCACAGAAATGAGAGCATATGTAAAAGGTTTTGAAGATGCTAGAAATGCAATGTTTGATGCGACTGACAAGTTTTATCGAAGTAATAAGACGGATTAGAACCGTAGAGAAGAGGTGCACTGATATGTCAAAAGCAGTATTAGTTATGGATATGCCGGAACAGGTGTGCCAGAAATGCACATTGTGCTATGAGACAGAGAATGATGACGAATATCTGTGCTGTGCGACAGGAAAACTTGTACCAGACGGAAAAAAGCCGGATTGGTGTCCACTCCGGGAACTGCCGGAGAAAAGATACCAGAGTTGAAATCTGGTTATGAAGATCTCAGCACATCAATACGTCGGGTGGGTTGGAATGCCTGCTTAGATGAAATTTTGAAATAAAAAAGGAGTGAGAGGTTTTCCGTTAGATTGGATGATTTAAAAGCAATAAAACGATGAATTTATTGCATAAAACGCAACATAAACAAATTCAAAGTGCACTATTGTAGATATGTGCACGGAATATCAGAAAGGAGCCG